AAAGTATTATTTGTCATTGATTCACTCGGAATGCTATTAACACCAACCGATGTTGACCAGTTTGAAGCTGGAAATTTAAAAGGTGATATGGGTAGAAAACCTAAAGCACTTACCGCATTAGTTCGTAATTGTGTCAATATGTTTGGTGCACAGAATGTTGGATTGGTCGCGACAAATCATAGTTACGCCAGTCAAGATATGTTTGATCCTGATGATAAAATTTCAGGTGGACAAGGTTTCATTTATGCCAGTTCTATTGTTGTTGCTATGCGTAAATTAAAACTAAAAGAAGACGAAGATGGGGTTAAAACCTCTACTGTAAATGGTATTAGAGCAAAGTGTAAAATTATGAAAACACGGTACGCTAAACCATTTGAAGAATTAGAAATTAGAATTCCATATACCACAGGTATGAATCCATATAGCGGTCTAGTAGATTTTTTTGAAAATCAAAAATTATTAGTTAAAGATGGTAATAGTTTACGATATGACTTTACAGATGGAACATCTATTAAACAATACCGCAAAGAATGGCTTAAGAATGCCGGTGGATGTTTGGACTTGATGATGATTGATTTTTCAGAAAAACCATTAACTCGTTCCGTAGTATCTGATACTGCCATTGCAGATTATGATGTTGATTACGAGACTGGTGAAATTACAATTAATGAAGATAATGGAGAATAAAACGATGTTGAATGAAGCACAAATTGGTGAAGTATGGATGTTATTTGCTGACTATCTTGATAAAAAACAAATTGATGTAGTAGCAGAACGGTATGTCGAATTATTGGCAGATTTAGGGGTACGAGACCGAATACTTCAAAATGCAATCGGTGTAGATGCAATTCTTGATCAAGCTATTTCTTATTATTTAGAAAATGATGAGGAAGAAGATGAAGATGATGACTATAAGGAATTAGATTTTTAATGAATTGGTATTCTCAGATAACGAGAGATATCACTAACCTTCCATCATGCATTGATTATTTCGAGGATGAATTAATCAATGCATCTTCAGAATGTAGACTTATAGGAAATATAGAAAAGGCAGCAGCAGCGATGCCAGGAATAGTTGAACATAGATATGGGCAGCTACAAGAAATGGAAGCTATATTAGAATACCTTAATATTGAATTACGGCGTATAAAAGCGTTTCATTTTAGAAAATACCTAGAAACATACAATCGAATGTTATCACAAAAAGAATGTGATAGATTCGTAGAAGGTGAAGCAGAAGTTGTAGATTTCGAAAAAATAATTAATGATTTTGCATTGATAAGAAATAAATGGTTAGGAATTACCAAGGCATTGGACCAGAAACAATGGCAAATTACCAACATCGTAAAATTACGAGTGGCTGGAATGGAAGATGCCACAATTTAACTAAAAGTCAAGCAAATGCTTGACTTTCTTTTAACAATATTGTATAATACTTGGTATGAAAACAATAGACCAAATACTTAGAACATTAGTAAACGATCCACAATTGGTGTCAATTTTACAACCTGCAGATGTAAAAGCACTACGCGGATTAGTTTCAACGATTGATAATCATGTATTCCTTACAGCAGGTCAATCTCAATTCTGTTTATCACTATTAAACACTATTAAATCATCTATTAGGGGTATTGAACCAGATATATATGATGCATTATTAACCCCTACTTGGTCTAAACCATTTCGCAATATCGAATATATTAAAAAAATGAGTATTGCCACTGATGATAATACTGGTTCTAAACATATACTTATTGAATCTAATTATTCTAATTCATTCAGAAATTTTATGTTAAATTTGTATAAAACAGTACCAATGACTATGATAACTAGTGGTAAAGAATTTCATTCTCCACTCACTGAACATCATATTGTTGAATTAGTTAATTCATTATCCCCATTAGGGTTTGATATTAGTGATGAAATTTTAGAATATTATGATACAATATGTTCATGGGATCAGGTAGAAATTAATAATCAGTTTACATTAACCAATATAGCGGATGATGCAGCACAAGCAATTATTATGGATGATATCGGTAAAAACACCAACTTAGATTCATTGATTGTTGCAGATCGACGATTAAGGCATCAATATCAAATACCACAACGCTTATATGATTTTTCAGCAGACCCATCATTAACTGAAATTATAGCAAAACGTTCTACACCTAAATTATGGATTAATAATACCAAATATACATTATCTGAATTAATTGCATCATTGCGTGAATTAAATAGACTGCCTATTTTATTTGTATTTGAAAATACTGATGCAATAAAAACCTGTGCAAGTTTGTACGGATTATCAGATTCATTAGTTGAAAATAATATTACCGATGGGGTTGGAATCTATTTTAGATTAGATAATAGTTCAGGTAAACAATTTAATACCTTTATTGCTGATCATAATTACAATCAACAATTAGATAAGGATTTAACAATCGCTGGAATTTTAGCAGGAACTTTACCTAAATTTTTCTTAAAATCTGATTGGGAACCAAAAACTGTAATAGCAATCAATAATAACTCGCTGGGTGTGCCCTCTAAAACTGCAGTTTATGCAACTCGTTGTGATTTAATCATAACATATACAAAAGAACAACCAATAATGCTTAATTCAAGTCGTTGGTAATATAAAATATCGTTCTAGGATGAGCGAATTAAAAAAAGGGAATTATGACAATAACATTAACAATATGTGATGAAGTAAATATTAAAATTACTGGATTACCGCTTGATGCAAGAAAGAAATTGGCTGCAACATTTAAGTATGAAATACCATATGCCAAATATCATCCAGCATATAAATTAGGAAGATGGGATGGAAGTGTTAGTTTATTTGGTTTAGGTGGCAATGGATATCTAAGTCAATTAGAAACCATACTTAGTATTCTCAATAAAATGGGTGTTCAGATCGATGATGTTGTAGATGAAAGAAACCCGATCTCATTAAATTTTATTAAAATCACAGAAACATATTGGGCAGATCAAGGTAAAGTATGGCCAAAAGGACATCCATTTGAGGGTGACCCAATAATGTTACGTGACTACCAAGTCGATGCAATTAATCGATTTTTAGAAAATCCACAAAGTTTACAAGAGATTGCTACTGGAGCTGGAAAATGTCAGCCCTATTCTAGTAAGGTATTGACAAATTTCGGTTGGAAAACTATGGGGGAGTTACAAGTTGGTGATTATGTCATAACACCAACCGGTAAACCAGCAAAGATACTAGATACATATGAACCTGGTATTAAGGATGTATATGAATTAACATTTAGTGATGGTAGATCTACTAGATCATGTGGTGATCATATTTGGAGAATATATAATATTGATTGGAAAAGATCAAGTACGGGTCCATATCGAAATATTTCAACTAATGAATTAATCAAATTAAAATCATCTACTAAACGTAACATCGGTATTCCATTAGTTACGATGGAAGATGATAATGTTGATATTATGTTACCAATGGATCCGTGGTTGCTTGGGTTTTTATTGGGTGATGGTAGTTTTAGAAATAACAAAGTTTCATTTACTTCTGCAGATCAAGAGTTAATTGATAAGGTTTCATCGAAATTGGATGTTAATTACAAGGTTAACCATATATCCAGGTATGATTATAATATCACATTTGCAACCAATGAAATTTTGCAAGATACTAAATCCAACTACCTGAAAAACAAAGATAGAAATTCGAATGACAATATTACTGATGTTAACAGTTCATTTCACAAATATGTACACATTTTAAAAGAACTAAATTTGATGGAAACATATAGTCATTCTAAATTTATACCTGAAATTTATTTCACTGCAAGTTTAGAACAGAGATTTGAATTAATAAGAGGATTGGTTGATAGTGACGGAACCATTGATAAATCTAGTGTTACTTTCACTAGTACTAGTTTAGAATTAGCTAAAGGATTTCAACAACTTATTCGTAGTGTTGGTGGTATTGCTAAAATAAAACATAAAACTAATAGAACATATATGTATAATGGAACTCGTAAATCATGTAAAGATGCCTATCTTGTTACGACTAAATTTCCGAAACCTTGGATTCTTGCTTCATTGACTCGGAAAGTTAATGCTACTAATTTTAAATATCAATATGGCAATACATTGAAACTTAATGTAACTGATATCAAGCAGGTATCTACTGAATGTGTTAAATGTATTTTAATCGATAGTCCAGATCATTTATATATTACAGATGATTATATTGTAACACACAATACTATTACCACCGCCACATTATCTCAAGTATGTGAACAATTTGGTAGAACTATTATCATAGTGCCCAATAAATCATTAGTTGAACAAACTGAAGAAGACTTTATTAACTGTGGTTTAGATGTTGGTGTTTATTATGGTGATCGAAAAGATTTGTATAAAACTCATACAATATGTACTTGGCAAAGTCTCAATATTCTAGATAAAAAAAGTAAAAATCAAGAACATGATATATTAACATTAGCTGAATTCCTAGATGATGTTAAAGCAGTAATTGTTGACGAAGTACATATGGCTAAAGCAGATGTGTTAAAGAACTTATTAACACAAAACCTTTGTAATGCTCCCATTAGATGGGGATTGACCGGTACTATACCAAAAGAGAAGTATGAATATGAAAGTATATTTGCCAGCATTGGTCAAGTAGTTGGTGGAATCAAAGCATATGAATTACAAGAAATGGGTGTATTATCACAATGTCATGTTAATATTCAACAGTTAATAGATATTCCAGAATTTAGAGCATATACTGATGAAGTTAAATATCTGGTAACTAACGAAGAACGGATGAGATATATTAGCAACTTAATACGTGATATTACTAAATTTGGTAATACCCTAGTATTAGTTAATAGGATTGACACTGGAAATTTCATTATCAATGAAATTGAAGATTCTGTGTTCATTCATGGTAGCGTTAAGACCAAGGACAGAAAAGATGAATATGATGAAGTCAAAACAAGCGATAACAAACTTATTGTAGCAACATATGGAGTTGCAGCAGTTGGTCTCAACATACCTCGTATATTTAATTTGGTATTATTAGAACCAGGAAAAAGCTTTACTAGAGTTATACAATCTATTGGTAGAGGCGTTAGAAAAGCAAAAGACAAGGATTTTGTTCAAATCTGGGACATTACATCAACATGTAAATTTGCAAAGCGTCATCTCACTGAACGTAAAAAATTCTACAAAGATGCAAAATATCCATTTACATTAGATAAAATAGATTGGAACAAATAACATGCAAATTTTAACACTAGATAATATTTCATTCTCATTGAATAATCTTCCTGATGAGGTTGATGATACAACACGATTTGCTGTATTAGATAACAGTAATCCAATGGACCCAGATTTTTTCTTTGTTCCTCTTATATTTTTAGAATCATTCAATTCACCAGCAATGGTTTTGAAAATTGGTGATAATGAAATAACAATGCCATTGGATTGGTGCATTGCGGTAGGTGATAGTAATAGTGCAGCAAATATAGAAATACTACCATTGACCAGCTTAAATGATAGAGGTTTTGAAGCTTTTGTTTATAACCCACTAAGTTCATACCGATTAGAATTTCAACCTGTTGAAATAATAAATTTCTACAATGATGTAAAATGGTATTTTCCAAAAATGAAGAATGGACAGTTGCTATCAACTCCATTAACTTCTGGAGCTAATCCACCATGTGCTTATTTTGTAAAAGAAGTATCACGACAAAGTGAACTAATTCATCTTGATAGATTAACATAATTATAGTATAATAGGAAATATATGGGAAAGAATGCACACGTGGATTTATTTAAGGATATGATTCCTGCTATTGATTTAGCTATTAAAGAGTTATGGGACGCATCAACTGATGACGGTCGTAAAGATATAATCGGTGACTTGTGGAATCTTAATCGATACATTAGTAACGTGAAAACAAAAAATAAAGATGTACAAGAACATTATGTATTAGCAGTTAATGAATATTATAATAAAAACTGGAGTGTGATACAAAAGCACCCAAAGCTGTTATGGCTTTTATTGTGTATTTGTAGTTATGATAAAAAAACTACATATTATCATGAATGGATTGGTAATAAAAAGAAAGTCAATACAGATGATAAAAAAATAAAATTTTTAGCTGAAATATATAAATCTAAGAAACTAGATGAAATTGAACTATTAGCAACAATTATGTCTAATAAAGACATTAAAGAACTTGCCATGGATAATGGATTATCTGATACCGAAATTAATAAAATATTAAAATAATGTCAACACCTGCCAAACCTTATATTTGTCAATATTGTAACCATGGATATTCACGGGAAAGTACTTTAATAACACATGTATGTGAGCAAAAGCGACGAGCACTTGCTCAATCTGAGAAACATGTAGTAATAGGGTTCGACACGTATCAACGTTTTTACAAATTAACTCAAAATGCAAAACATGAAAAAACATATGTTGATTTTTCAAAAAGTCCATATTACAATGCATTTGTTAAGTTTGGTAGCTTTGTTAATAATGTAAATCCATTATATCCAAATCATTTCATTGATTATGTTATTAAAAGTGGGGTTAAACTAGATCATTGGTGTAGAGATGAATTATATGATAAGTATGTTGTAGAACTAATACGATCAGAAAATGTAGAAACAGCTCTACAACGTAGTATTGATCATATGCTACTATGGGCTGATAATAACAATTCTTCATGGAATCATTATTTTTTATATGTTAGTCTATCAAGAGCGACATATGATATTAAAGATGGTAAAGTAAGTCCATGGTTAATTTTAAATTCATCTACTGGTAAACAACTATTGAAACGATTAAATGATGAACAATTGCAAATGATAAGTCCAGTAATCGATCCACAATTTTGGTTAGTTAAATTTAAACGATTACAATCTGATACTGACATGGTTAAACACGTAATTAATGAATCAAACTTATGAAAGATTCAACACCATACAAAAAATGTAAGTGGGTATAAATGGATATTGATATTGATTTCGCTGATAGAAAAATTGCTTTAGACAAAATACAGCATATTACCGCATCCAGACAGACAGACACAATCCTAGTAGCACATAATACCGGTGTGTATGTTCATGAAATTC